ATTTATTTCCGGTTTCATTTATGTCTGTTGTTCGTATAGCTGGTCTGTGATTTTTGTTTTTCTTCTTTTTAGTCTGTCTTTTGCTACTTTTTGTTTCGATTTTTCTTAGTTTCTTCTCGCACCAGACCTTGAATAACAGTTTCGCCAGCTTCAATTTTTCCGCCTGCAATACCCCACAGCCCGGAATGCTTGCTTTTGTTTCTTAGAAGGAACAGATATCTATTAGTGCTCTTGGCATAAATCAATGCACCAACTCCTTCGGTGTGGTCTGGGATTATAATACCAAACTCCAATCGCCGGAATCGTATAATCCCTCGTAGCTCTTAACCCATTCATTGCCAGTCCAACGATATTGAACAGTGGTTGTTAAGTTACTTACATACTCAACTTGCGGGTTAATGCTGTCGAATGATATGGTCCAGAAGCTTCCGTTGTATTCGATGATATCATTGGCCTTGGCTATTAGGTTAGTACCAGCTGGACCAGCCCATGCCTCAGCGGGCAAGCTGTTTGCGCTGCCAATTGGGTTTAAGATCAAATATCTAGTACCAGCGGATGGGGTCAGTATGTTGCTATCAACTGTGACATTCTGCGGATCAATGATGGCATTAACAGGTGGCAATGTATTAGCAGGCAATGTGTTATCAAACGGAGTAAACAATAACTGTGTTTCGTCTGTTGGATTGTAAGCAACAGTACCAACAATGTCATGATACCCTGTTGGATAAGGGAATGTCAGTCTAACTTGGCTAATGCCGTTTTGGAAGTTACCGTAAAAGTTAGTAAGGTCTTTCCAACGGAATTTATTGCCCACTACATCGTTTCCAACTTGGCTACTTGAGCTTTTATACAAAGTAAGTGTGTTACCAACGTATAAAACCTTGTAGTTCATTGGAGTAAACTTTTGTTGGCTAATTAGATTCTGTGTTCCACTAATAAAATCGTCGGAGATATTGCCATTGGCATCGTATATGCTGGCAATAATCTGAGCAACCACGCCCATCTTCTTAACTTTAGCAGGCAAGCTCAACCAAATTGGCATTTCAAATTGGAGAGTAGCAATCAATGCTTTCATCTGCACCCATTGGCACTGTTCTACTAGAATACACTACATCAGTTAATAGTACAACACTTAAACTAGACCAATCGATGTAGTTGTCTGTGCTTTGTATTTCCAGGCCCGGATTAAACAATGGAGCAATTTGCTCAATTAGCTGATGTTTTTGTTCGGTATTGCTGGTCCATATATCTAACTTCATAGTTAATTTATACGGCGCCGGCATTAAACGTTCTACAGTGTAGATACTGTCTTGAGTTGTTTCGTATGTTTGTTGTGCAGTGTTGTAATTTCTTTCACGAACACGCATTACACCTTCGTGATATGGGTTTTGTACACGATCACGATCATATGTCAGTGCAGATATGTATGTTGCCATTGACGGAACAGCGTTTAAACTGTTTTCACTGTTGTTACGCAGTATCATTGCAGCTTGGCGGCTCATATCTCCGTAGAATACTGGTACAGTTTGTAATGTACGATTACCGTCTGTGTCTTTACCAAATTCAACTTGAAAGTTTGAAACCATGCGAATAAATTGCGTAACAAATCTTCGAAGTTGTCCGTCATATGAAAATTGTACTGGCATTAATTATCCGCCCTGGGTGTTAAAATCTTGCTCAATGGCTGTAGTTCGTTGTGAACATTACCTTGGCTATCTGTATATGTGTTACTGTTATTTACATAACCGCTACGTTGTGTCTTATTATTTGCAGCACCCGGAGTCAAGTTAGTGCGTACATTGTCTTCGATCTTAGACCAACGATTGTTTGTGTATCTAAATAGACGGTTTGGCAAGTAATCCAAACGCAAGAAATAGTCGCCTTCGTGTGGGCTAGGGGGAAATGCAATTCCGGATCCAGTAATTAACCCGTTTGGTGCAGTACCGTTGCCTGTTAAGTAACCTTGTATCTTGCTTAATGGACTAGCAGCACCTACGTCAGTTGCAATACCAGCATTATCAGCGGTAATAGAACCAGAATCTGCGGTAATCGGTTGACCCACTGGCTCTGTTCCATCTGTAATAGTTGGCATGGTATAGAACGGACTAGTATCGTAGCCGCTGAGTGGAACGTCAATTTCGGCCTGTGCAACTACAGCAGCATTAATGTCTAAGAATTTTCCTAATGTACTCACTATTTGTCCAATTGGAGTATCGGGTGTACCGTCACCATTGGTATCAACTTTGATTTTATCAAGTATGTCTTTGTATTCCTGGCTATATACTAGCGGATTCAATTTAACACGCCATAAGTGCGGCCACCACGTTGGACTAAAACCCTCTGATGCAAAGCTGGTATCGGCTACTACGTAATATCTCTTAAGGGCAACAGGCAAATCACTATCCAGTGCATCGTAATCTTTCAAGTGCTGTAGTTCTAGTACATCACCAGACATGAGTTTACGACCAATTAAGTCAACCATTCTCGCAAATGGAATACCATAAAAATAGTTCCTGTTTGCAAAAATAATCCAAATTGACTTAGGTCAAAATCTTGGTCGGATCTTTGGTAAATGCCCCGCATTTTATAAACGTCAGCATCGTATTTGCGATCTCTGTTTTCAACCCATAACAAATCTTGAATGTTTAACTCGCTTTGATTTATGTAATCGGGCTGTGTTGGATCTGTGCTGCCCGTTTGTTGGATTGGCCCAAGGTATTTGTTTAATAATACGCCAGTTCCGCCAATGGTAAACATCTCGCTAATTCTGCGATCTATAAACTTATAATCGTTACTGTGACGTCCGTCTTTCCAAAGACTTAATCTTGCCATGTG